GATGGCGGCCACTTTGGTATTCCATGAAGCGTATTGAAGTCTTTCACTGTAGAAGATGATTTCTTCTCCTCGTTCTAATTGATTATCGGTAAGTAAGCCTAAAGAAAAAGCCTCGCTAAGTTGAATAGCTAAAGGCTCTATCGTTGACTCATAAAATGAGTTATATTCATCTTCTGTATACTTGTTAGTAAAGATTGGAACTGATACTCCAAAGTAATCAAGTATCTTCGCTTGTAAGAATTCAAGTGTATCCTTATCAATCAGTTTCGGATCAACTTCTAAAGGGATGTACTCTGATTTCAAATCAATCGGAATGATAGAACTTCCTTTTGTGTTGACTGAATCAGAAAGTGCACTATCAAAAAGTTCTCTTTGTTTTTTCTTATCGGCTTCTGATAACATCCCATTCATCTTAACAATCCCTTTAATCTGCATTGATGACTTGATCGCATTATCGATTCCTTGAAGCAAACTATCATTGATGGATATCGTTTTTAGGATTGCTTCATGATCACCTGTAGATCCTGTACCACCAAAGATATCATTCTGTCCGAAATGACGTCTTAAATGAATGACATTATCGTATGGCAAAATATATGATTCTCCATTATCAAATAAGAACTTGATAAAGTAAGTATCCGAATTATCCACTATCATTTCAACCGTTATTGGTCTAAGTGGATAAATGCCTTTCAGTTCACCTGTATCTTTATCAAACTTAGGATAAACAAATGCATTATCATTCAACAAGAGTAAAGTGATTGTCTTGTAGATAAAATCATACGGTGTCATTATTTCGTTTGGTTTATACTTCAAAAGAAAAGACAGCCTACCTTTTTTCTCGGTTACTGTCTTATCATTTTCGGTTTTGATAAATCTTGGTTTGAGTTTCGCAGATTGGCTAGCAACTCGATCAATACATATTTTTACTACATCACTCTTTGATATATTCGTACCAAATGGAGTGTAAAAATTATTTAAATTACTGATTAACTGGAGTGCATCAAATGATCCAGTCTTTTTTCTTCTCTTAAATATGGCCATGTGCACCTCCTATATCATATTCTCGTAATCTGTCTTGAATCTATTTAAAACAACATATGCAATGATTAATGCAACTGTTCCATCAATTCGTTTGTACTTAGAGTTTAGTTTTGATGGTTGGATGTTTCCATTTAAATCAACCTTTGCTTGTGTGTTAGCAAGACACCATTTCAAGATGGGATTGTTATTATAGTTCACAACATTGTTTTTTAGGTCAGCTTCTAGTATTTTCATTGGTTCTGATAATGAGTAGATACCTTGTCTTACCTTCTCCATATTAAAACCTAAGTCTTCCATTTCTTTGATCCAATACTGAGAATTCCAGGGATCATACCCTACCCAAAGAGGTCGGATTCCATAAGTTTGAATCATCTTCATAAACCACTGTGTAACTAAACTAAAGTCGTTTTGGTGTCCGTCAGTAAGTGTCACAAAACCTTTCTTAATCCAAATGTCATATGGAACGTTATCTTCTTTGATTCTCTTTTCCACTACTTCACTTGGCATAAAGAAATGTGGGATGACATACTTCTTATTGCTATCTCGTTTTTGAATAACTAGAACTGCAGCTGTTAAGTCTGTTGTGGAAGATAAATCCACTCCACCAACTGCGTAAGAATCTCTTAGATCATCCAAAGAATATTTATCTTCATTGTTTAAATCATCAAACGATAACCATGATCCTGAGTCAGCCTGTTTGATGTTAAAGTCTTTACAAAGCATTGTCACCCTTGTGGATAAGTCGTGCTTCGATTTGTTCATAACATCTTCTAGGTAATTATTGAGTTTTACGACTCCAATACTAGGATTCGACTTTTGCCATGTAGTTGAATCTTCATATATCTCTTTAGTGGAGTCTTGTGTGTAGAGCCAGGGAAGAACTCTGTTATCTTCAATCTCACCTTTTAACATCTTTCTAGCATAATCTAATTTGTTATCTAAAAAACCACCGATGGTCGTTCCTTCAGTGGTTATGATAAATATAAGTGGTTCTTTTTTTGTTGATTGTGATTGTTTGATTGCATCATATACTTTTGAGTCCGTCATCTCGTGCACTTCATCAATACAACCAACTTCGATATTGTATCCATCTTTGTTTCTCGATTGTGCAGATAACTTCTTGATCTTGTTTTTGGTCTTCGGAGAATAGATGTGATAGATGTTTTTCTTACTTCTTGTTTCCTTTGACAAGGCCGGAGATTGTTCTCTCATGTTGTTAATCTCTTCAAATAGTATGTTTGCTTGTTCTGTTGTATTTGAAGCACAGACAATATCTACACCACCTCTTGAAAGAAAGAACTCTGCCAGGTCTATACCCGCAACAAATGTCGTCTTACCATTCTTACGAGCAATCAATAATATTACTTCATTGAATCTACGTAGCCCTGAGTCTGCCATCTTAAATCCATATGCTGTTTGAAGGATTGCCTTCTCCCATAACTCTAAGATAAATGGCATCCCATTGAATGGAGACTTCGTATGTTTACAAAACGTTTCAATGAAATCAATTCTTAGTTGTCCTGGTTTCTCATCAAAAATGTACAGTGGATTTTCTAGATCTTCTATCAGTTGATCTATTTCAGTTTTTAGTTCCTCACCTACAATGATGTTTCCATTTTCGATTTCATTGTAATACTCGACCAAATAATTCATTCGCTTGCTCTCTTAAGAAATTCATCAAATGCATCATCTCCGTCATCCACTTGAGTTCCAAGAATACTATTTAGCGTTTTGATTACTGTTCCATATGAGTTCACCAATTTTGTGTAATACTTGGCTGCTTCAGTCTGACGCTGTGCACCTCTACTTGAAGTTTGTACAGCACCATATTTTCTAATCTGCTCTTGTAACTTATCAAGTTCCACTTTCATAAATGCAGCTTGATAAATTAAGTTATCTACTAATTCTGTCTTTGATTCATCGACCAAAGAAAAAAGCGACTTTAATCGCTCGTATTCTATATTAATCATAACTTGAAAACCTCTTTTCCGATTTTCAAAAAATCTTCCTCGTGTTTCTTAATTGCCCCCTTACGCGGTACCCTAGCAATCACATTTAATGGTACATGGGGGGATGAATGGTTTAAGAGATTTTGGTGTGTAATCACCTGATGTTGTCCCAGTAGCAATTGGAAGTGAGCCATACAAAGCAACAAAAGACTGATGCAAAGATTTTTCTAATTTGTCCATTGTTTTTTTATTTTTCACTCGGAATATAGTCAACTTAATCTCTTTATTGTTGTGATAAAAATTTGACAATGTAATATTTGATTGTCCATCATTTCCATCAGTTTCTGTTTTATCACTATTTATATGAACAAACCGTGATTGAATTTCTTTTGCCATAGTTGCTGTTTGTCCTATATAAAGTATGCTTGAATCACCTTTTGGATAAGAAAATTGATCATTGGCAAATTCATATACATAAACGCAGAATACGTTTTGTAGTAACATGCCACTATTTTTTATTCTATTTCTAAGGTTTTCAACTTTTAAAATTGCATCACCTTTTAACAAAATGAAATCTTTTTTGTCCAATGAAGTGAAATTACAGTTCAGCAGATCCATAAGTTACCAACACCTTTCAAAAGGTATTATAACATAATTGAGAGTTTACCTCATTATCAAATTACCATCTTCATCAAATTGCTGCGACTTCGAGAAACGTTTATGCTGTTCGTTATGACATTTCTTACACAACAGCTCAAGGTTCTCTTGATTCAAACTAATCGCTGGATCCTTAACGTTATGGATCGTTAGTTTAATTATGTGATGGACTTCTTCTCCTAAAGCACCACACTTCTCACACTTACCATTAGCATCTCTTATCTTGATTTCTCTAGCAACTTGCCATGCTACTGATTTGTAGAAACGATGTAGCTCTTTAGGCTTTCTCATATAAGTTTCTCAATTCGGTTATCTTATCATCCACATGTTCCCATCGAACATCTAAATCTTCTCTACCAAAGTGTCCATACTTTGCTAACTCCTGGAACTTAACTTTATCAAGGTTGAGTTCTTTCTTAATGCTTTCTGGTCTAAAATCAAATACATAATTCACAAGTGCTTGTATCTCTTCATCGGATATAACACCAGTATCAAAGGTATTTAAAAGAACACTTACTGGTTTTGCTACGCCAATTGCATAGCTCAAGTGTACCTCGCAGTGTGTGGCCAAACCTGCCCCTACAACGGCTTTTGCTACGTATCTAGCATAATAAGCCGCACTGCGATCAACCTTGCTTACGTCCTTGCCTGAAAAGGCTCCTCCGCCATGTTTAGCATAACCACCATATGTATCAACGATAATCTTTCTACCTGTTAATCCTGAATCTGCATAAGGACCACCAATCACAAACTCTCCAGTGGGATTGATTAATACTTCAGCCTCAACAATCGTATCGAAATCAAATACTTTCGTTAGAACTTCATTGATAATGATATCTTCATATAGTTCTCGATTTAAACCTTCTTTGGTTTGAGCTGAAACTACAATTGTCTGTACATTCGTAGGTCTACCATTTTCATACCCAACAGACACCTGACATTTCCCATCAGGACCAAATATGTGCGAGTATTTCTCTTTACGGATTTTATCCATTTCTTTTGAGATTTGGTTTGCTAGCATAATTGGTAATGGCATGAACTCTTGTGTTTCATTACAAGCATAACCAAACATAATCCCTTGATCACCAGCACCTTGTTCATGTGATTCAGTTGAATTAACACCAAGCGCAATATCAGGTGACTGTTTGGATATCTTTTCCATGACTACAAATTTATCTTCATAGCCTACCTCTTTAAGTTTTTGTTTTGCTATATTTGCATAATCTACTTTCGCAGTTGTGGTAACTTCACCAAAGACAAATACTAGATCATCCTTGATTGCTGTTTCAACTGCTACTCGTGCATTTCTATCTTGTTCTAAAATTGCATCTAGTATGGTATCACTGATTTGGTCACAGACCTTATCCGGATGTCCACTAAATACGGATTCACTTGTTATTACTTGCATTACTTCATCTCCTTTATCAACTAGTAAAAAAGGAGCTTTCGCTCCAATTGTTATTTTTTAATCTCCCAAGCTGTATAAACAGATCGATATGAACAATCCCAAGTATCAAGTATAACTCCATCTACACAAGCTGTAATGTGTCCAGCCATTTTCAAGATGTAAGTCCCCTTAGGATGTAACTCTGTAAAGTCGCTACCTTTGATTCTTGGTTCTCCTTTTATTGCTTTGAAAATAAGTCTAGGATATCCCTTCAAATAATCGTATAAGAACTTCGTGTCTTTGTAACTTGTATATCCGAGTTCTCGTTTCTTGCGATTCAATTCCCTACGGCACTCTAGGTAATCCGTGCTGGTTGCTGTTGCGATTGCTCTTACTACACAATCTGATGTCTTGATTCCTTTGGGATGTGCGTTAAATTCTTTATACATTATAAAGCCCACCCTTCATTGAACCATTTCACCAATTCTCTAGAAGAGTCTGATTCAAATAGCGGTTTATCAAAATCGTTCTTTCTCCCGTATACTGTATAACGTTTTTCATTATGAACACTCTCAATTTGAATTGTAAATTGGACATCTCCAGTTTCCATATCAGCAAATCTGAAATCATCAT